CTGCATTTGCTTTGCTAATGGCATCTGCTTATATGAAGAAATATCCAGATGCAGTAGTTCTATTTTATGATTCTGAGTTTGGTACACCACAATCTTACTTTGATACATTCAACATTGACACAGACCGTGTGTTGCATACTCCAATTACCGATGTTGAACAATTGAAACATGATATTATGGTTCAGTTACAGCAAATTCAAAAAGGCGATAAGGTTATTATTATTCTCGATTCAATTGGTAATCTGGCATCAAAGAAAGAAGTTGATGATGCAACAGAAGGTAAGACTGTAGCAGATATGAGTCGTGCAAAACAAATGAAGTCGTTGTTCCGTATGGTCACACCACACTTGACTATCAAAGACATTCCAATGATCGTTGTAAATCACACATACAAAGAGATTGGTTTATATCCTAAAGACATCGTTGGTGGTGGTACAGGTTCTTATTACTCAGCAGATACAATCTGGATTCTTGGTCGGCAGCAAGAAAAGACCGGAACCGAAATCACAGGATACAACTTCATCATTAATGTTGAGAAGTCACGATTTGTGCGTGAGAAGTCGAAGATACCTGTAGCGGTATCATTTGATGGTGGTATTCAAAAGTATTCTGGTCTGATGGACATTGCACTTGAAGGTAACTTTGTAAATAAACCATCAAATGGTTGGTATGCCAAAGTTGATCAAGAGACTGGTGAGATTGGTGACAAGAAACGATTTGATGATACACAAAATGCAGAGTTTTGGAAAGATATTCTTGCTAGTGAAAAGTTTAAAGAATATGTAAGGAAACGATATGAAATCACATATGGTAGCATTATGGGAAAAGATCCAGTTCTGGAAGAAGTCGAGTTCGCTGGTGATGTATAAAGAAGATATAGATTATCAGTTTATACCATCTGATGATGAACAGATTACAGGCATCGGCATATTGAAAGGTAAGTATGCTGGTGTTCTGTATCACTATGGTAAAGCAAAAGTAATTGAAGAGGGTGAGTTTGCTCGATTGTATTTTGATTATACGATTGAGCATTCACCAAACTTCACCATCCATGACTTGACAAAAGATGAAGAATTTCATACAATGATTGGTGACATACTAACAGATATTTTAATGAAACAATCCAATGAAACGATTAGAAACCACGATTCTGAAGAATTTGATATTCAATGATGATTATGCGCGGAAAATTTTACCATTCATAAAGTCGGAATACTTTACCGACAACACAGAGAAAATACTCTTTGAAGAAGTCAATGAGTATATCAATCACTACAAACATCTTCCTACCTACGAATCACTTGTAATTAATTTCACCGAATCTAAAAAACTGACTGAACAACAAGTTCAAGATTCTGTTGAAATGCTTCGTGAAATAAATGCAGAGAAAGAAGAAAAATCCGATGATGCTTGGTTGTTAGACAACACTGAAAAGTTCTGTCAAGACAAAGCAATCTACAATGCTATCATGAAGTCCGTAAAGATTCTTGATGATAGAGATAATAAAGACAGCAAAGGTGCTATTCCACAACTATTGAGTGATGCACTTGGTGTATCGTTTGATTCATCTGTTGGCCATGATTATGTTGAAGATGCAGATAATCGATTCGACTTCTACCATCGTCATGAAACAAAGATTCCATTTGACTTGGATATCTTCAATAAGATCACTAAAGGCGGTCTGCCACAAAAGACATTGAATATTGCACTAGCAGGCACTGGTGTTGGCAAATCTTTGTTTATGTGTCATGTTGCTGGTTCATGTTTATCACAAGGCCAGAATGTATTGTATATCACGATGGAGATGGCCGAAGAACGGATTGCAGAACGAATTGATGCCAACTTGTTGAACATTGATATATCTGATTTGAATTCTATCAGTAAACAAGATTATGACCGTAAGTTCTCTGCGTTGAAAGTTAAAACTCAAGGTAAGTTAATCATCAAAGAGTATCCGACTGCGGCTGCATCAGCACTTCACTTTCGGGCTTTGTTAAATGAATTGCAACTAAAGAAAAGTTTCAAACCTGATATCATCTTTATTGATTACCTTAACATTTGTGCAAGTGCCAGAATCAAAGCAGGTTCTAATGTCAATAGTTACTCATATATTAAGGCGATTGCAGAAGAATTGAGGGGTCTAGCGGTCGAGTTCTCTGTGCCCATAGTCTCAGCCACTCAGACAACCCGTAGCGGGTTCACAAGCAGCGATCCGGGCTTAGAAGATACATCCGAATCATTCGGCCTTCCAGCAACCGCTGATTTTATGTTTGCTTTGATAAGTACCGAAGAATTAGAGCAACTGAACCAGTTAATGGTTAAGCAACTAAAGAATCGATACAATGATCCCAATACATTTAAACGATTTGTTATAGGCATTGACAGAGGCAAGATGAAACTGTATGATGTAGAACAGTCTGCACAAGAGGATATTGTCGATGCTGGTCAAGTAGATGACAAACCACTGAATACTTTCGGTGAACGTGAACGTACAAGCAAGTTCAAAAACTTTGGGGGATTTAAAGTATAAATACTCCAAAGGGGGGTATTGAATGTTTTCTGAACCAAAATTCAAAGCGTATATTAAAAAGTTAGGTATCACAAAATACACTCTCGATAAGAATAAAGTAATAATTTCATCAAACGAAAGAAGTCCTGAAGTAAGAAAGGGTCACTTACTTGCGTTACAGGGATTTTTTACTGGTTCAACATTTATTGATGATGGTAGATCGGGATACCTTCAAGTTAAAGAAGGTAATAAAATTGTTCTTAAAGTATTTTCAAAACCAGAAAAAACTGCTGGTGGATTAATATTAAAACCTCAATTTTTCAGTTCAATAACGGATGAATATATTCAATTTAATGATTATGCTTCTAAAGTGATAATTTCAATTGATGAAAATGTTAAATTGAAGGCTGAACAAAAAGAATATTTAAAAACATTAGTAAAATATAATGTGAATCCATCACCAGCAAACACTACAAGTTTAAAAAAAACTTATAAAGCCTTCAAAGATAGCATTCCGATAAACACAATAAATAATGATTTCAGTGAAATTCTAGGTCCAATCGCAGTTGTAAATTTAGGATTGTTACCAATCAAAAAAGATGAGGCTTATGTTTTTGTTCCTGGTAGAAGCAATGAACCTTTACTAGATTATAAAATAATGACCAAGAAAGGTAGTAAAACGCAAGTATATAAAATTTCTGCAAAATCTGGAGACACAACAAATACATTAAAACCTGGAGATGTATTACAGTTGATTAAAGATGAAGAAAAATTGTATACTAAGTTTAAAGCAACAACCCAATTCAGAGTTATAGAAATTTTAGCAACGAATTCTTGGAAAGAAGGTCCGATAAAAGCAGTAAATTTTTTAAAAAGTAAAAAAATAAAAGAAGCGGGATGGATTACCAGTGACGAATATACCGAACCATTAAGACAACAGGCAGAAAATTCTTTAGTTAATATATCTAAAAAAGACTTGGATTTTACTCCAATATATGAAGCAGCAACAAATTTAAAAGTTTATTATGTAAAATTTAGAATGGGTAGTGATGGTATTCCAGTCTGGGAAATATTGAAAGATAATGCAAATAGACCAGAAACAAAAAAACGAATTGAATTTCGTTCCAAAAATTATGTAGGTAGACCAAATGGTGACAAATTAGGGTTTCAACCAAAATGAAATTTTCAGAATACATAACAGAAGCAAAAGAAGGCAAGAATGTTCACCTAGAACATCTTGAAGATAATGTATTGAATAATGGCGTATCTGGTGCAAGGGAAGCAATCAACTTCCTGCGTTCACTTCGTAATATGCTGGCAGGTCACTCCGATGTCAAAGTGAATGTTACGACTAAATGGGATGGCTCTCCTGCCATATTTGCAGGTATCAATCCAGAGAACGGTAAGTTCTTTGTTGGTACTAAATCTGTGTTCAATAAAAATGCCAAACTAAACTATACTGATGCAGACATTGATGAGAATCATCCATCAGAAGGCCTGAATGATAAACTAAAGATTGCACTTGCATACTTACCTAAGTTGGGCATCAAAGGTATTTTGCAAGGTGATATGATGTTTACGAAAAGTGATTTGAAACCACAGACAATTGAAGGTGAAGAGTATATCACATTTCAACCAAATACTATCGTGTATGCAGTACCAGCAAATACTAAACTTGCAAAGATGATGATGGCTGCACAGATTGGTGTAGTATTTCATACGGCATATACTGGTAAAGATATTGAGAACATGAAAGCATCATTCAATATCGATATTGGTCATCTAACAACAACAAAAGATGTTTGGTTCCGTGATGCATCATTCACCGATGCATCTGGCTCTGCTACATTCACAGAAAAAGAAACTGCTGATCTTACTTCTATTCTTTCACAAGCAGGAAGATTGTTTAATACAATACCAGCACTAACACTGAATAAGATATCATCATCAGAAACTTATCTGATGCAAATCAAAACATACAACAATACCAAAGTGCGTGAGGGTCAAGAGATTCGTGATACCAGAGCACATGTAACTGGTCTGATGAAATGGGTAGAAGATAGACTCAACAAAGAAATAATATCAGCAAAGAAAGCAGATACCAAAGAGAAACGCATCAAAGAAAAAACAGAAGTCATGCGATTCTATCGTACCAATGCTGCACAACTAAAGAACATATTTGATCTGATGAATATGATTATTGAAGCAAAACTGATGATCATTCGTAAATTAGAAACTATCAAATCAATTGGTACTTTTGTTCGCACGGAAGATGGTTTCAAAAGCACAGCACCAGAAGGTTTTGTTGCCGTAGATAAACTAAAAGGTAATGCATTGAAACTGGTTGATCGATTAGAGTTTAGTCATCAAAACTTCACTGCATCTAAAAATTGGAGTAAATGATGGAATACGATATTAATAAAATTATGGCAGAGTATGGCGATGATGACTTCGGATTCACCGCAGTTGATGAGGCAGAGTATGAAGCAGTCATTGCCGAGAAAGACGAAACTGTAGAAGAATACAAAACAAGATTGGCACAAGTAGAAAAGATTATCATGCCTTTTCTAACCAATCTGTTAAAGTCACAAGCACAGCCATATATACATTGGCCTAATCGTGGTCCAATTATTGAAAAACAAATTCAGAAAATATTAGGATTGACCAGAGGATAATGAAAACATTTAAAGAACATTTACTTGAAACTAATATCTATGATAAGGATGTGATAACCCTAGGCAAACTAGAAAAGACTGGAAAAATTGTTCGAATACTGAAAAAGGCACACACCGTTGCTTTTAGTAAAGACAAAGATTGGTTAATGGTTGATACTGATTTTTCCAGAGGCAAGAAGAGTATTAGTCAGAAATGGATACCCGCATCAACAAAGTTTACTTGGGTAAAAGAATTTAACAATAAAGAGGATATGGCGTATTTGACAAATAAACCAATCCGTGAAAAACAAGAGTTCGTTTCAAAGGCGGGTGCTGGTGAGTGGGGTAGACCAGAACTTACAAACAAATATATTAAAGATACTCCTGGTCAAAGTAAGAAACTATATAAGAAACAGTTTAATTAATTTTTACGTGAGGATATTATGAAGGATTTGATCGTTGGCTGTGCCACGAACTATGATTGGTCGAAATTAAAGTATTGGGTTAATTCAATCAACGCATCAGGATTTGAAGGTGATAAAGTCCTGATTCTCATGAATTGTGATAAAGAAACCGTAGGTAAAATTTCCGATGCAGGTTTCGGTATCATTGCATTCAATAAAGACGAAAACGATAATCTAACATATAACTCCAACATGATGGTTCATGTTGAGAGATTCTACCACATCTATCAACTTCTTAGAGATAATGAATATCGGTTTG